AGACAAACGAGGCGAAGGATAACCATAGGACCGGGCTTCCGCCTGAGCCATCAACCGTCAGACTAAACTGGGTCGCCTGGCTTGTGTTTACTACAGTCCTTGTTCCAAGGACCAAAGAAGAGCTTAGGGTGTTGAGGCTGTATGATGCGTTGCCATTGTCCGATGAGTTCCAAACGATATAGAGAACATTGGCATACTCAATCGCATCGAATGGATTGGCCGTGTTATTCGTCGCCATGGATCCAATCGATGTCTGGCTACCGGGAGCCAACGGATTAGATATCGGGATGGCAATATATTCTAACGTGGTACCGCTAGTATAAATAATGATGAAATATGTCCCGAGAAGATAAACCCGGGGCTGTGAGTTTACTGAAGAATTCAGAACAGTGATGGGAACGATTGTCGACCCAGTTACAGAATCAATGATCTTGTAAATTCCACCTGCCTGTGAGTCGGTAGCAACGACACAAGCCAGGCCGTTCGATGCAACAGCCACATCAGCGCTCGATTGATTAGCGCTATTTCTAATCGCAGGGAGAACAGATAGGTCCACCGGCTGGAATGGGCTTCTTGCGATGACCGACCCGGTATCGGGAGAATAAACCGAGATTTCGCCGCCGATGCCCACCAAGGACCCAGATAGTGTTGCCAGACTAGACGGGTTAGATCCGAATATTCCGAGAGTATCAAATCCGTTTCTTTTCTTGAATAGCCCTCCAGTTGTCCTGACCGCGTTATTGAACCCGATGAAGTTATTGGGTGCGACCTGATGGATATCAGTCTTTAGATCCAGATCACCCGAGAAGTTAATCGGTAGATTCTGTTGCTGGATCATAAAGTAAAGTAAGTCCCATTGATTGCAATGAGCGCCCCATTAAACCCGGGGTATCCGTTGTTATAGGTGAATATTGCCATTGGCCCAAGGCCATCCACCCGCGTATCTACGTGAGACTGAAGCATTGTTCCGCTTGTATCTTCTCGTCCATAACCCAAAACTAGACCATTAGCCGGTACTGGGAGAGTAGATCCAATGTATTGAGACCCTGTACCATTCGATATGATCTTAATTAACATCGAGAATAGAACTGTTTTACCGATCTGCGTATAATTGGCAGTCACCGAATAGGCACCAAGAACACCCGTACCCGCATTAATAACTGGAGTGTATGAAACAGGAATACCCGCACCTATTAAAGAATTAGCTTGAGAGATAACCGGGTCGAGAATGCCCTTCCACCGAGTCAGAATTGGATCCGGTGCCTGTGGAAGCTGCGCCATCAGTACCCCAGGCCGCCGCCCCAGCCATTGCCGAAGCCATTGCCAAACATGCCGCCACCAAAATTTGGATCCCCGAGCATGCTGCGTGAATTGGTCGCGGTATTGGGCTGCCCCACATCCCGGTTGGCTGCCTCAGTCTCGATTCGGATCTCAAGCGCCTGCTTCCTCATCGTGAGTTCTTGCGCCTGATCGAAGAGCTGCTGCTTAGCCAGGGCCTTGGACGCCGCATCGACCACAACGTATTCATGCCACCCTGAATAGCTGAATGGGAGCATATCGGTGTCTAGAAGAAGCTGGGGCGAAAGTGGGACATACCAGAGTCGGAGATACTGACCGCTATTGATGGGCAGAATCTCTAGGTTGGTCCCCATCTCTCGGTACTGGAATTGGCAGTATTGGCCAGAGACGTTGTTAGAGGCCGCGCCCAAGAATAAGTTGTATTTATTTCGGTCCGCAATGTTGAACCGGGACATCGAGACCCACCCGGTCGCATTGCTCAGGTTGGCTCCATAGGAATTGAGATCGACTCCATAGACCTTGAAGCACGCGGGAGCCGGGGTGCCGCTGGGATTGGGGATCCCGTTGATGTTCAGAAAATTTGTCCCATTGGGGAGTGGGTAGAATTGCTGCCCAGAGGTTGAGAAGACCTGGAGGGGAGCCAAGAAATAGTCTTCCCCAAATTTCTGAACCAAAAGGCCATAGAGTTCCTGAGAACTCTGATTGATCAGGATGTCCCATTCGTCTTGGGTGACAAAGTTGGAGTTCAACATGTCGGCCCGGAGCTTTGCCTGATATCGGAGATACCCTAGGTTAATCTGACCGGGAGCGCAGGGAGTAATCGAGTTCGGCGAAGAAGCCGTATAAGCCGAAGTCCCCGAGCCATTGACCGAAGCGACGGAATAGTAATAGTTCGTTCCGATGGTGACAGAAGAGTCTTGATAATAGGCAACAGTCGGCGTTCCGACTACCGTGAAGTTGACTCCGTCGATAGACCGCTGAACGGAATAGGATAACGCTCCAGAAACGATGCCCCAGCTGAGGAGATTGACCCCATTCCCCGTTTGAAGAACGACCTGGCTAGGAGCTGCTGCGATTGCCATCTATCCTCGCTCAAATGGGCCCGAGGTTACCCCCGAGCCCATTGCATAATGACAGACCTTAATGATCAATCAGTCCCGTTCGTGCCGTAGTTGCTCGGGCTATTCCGGAAGTCGACATAGAAGCTCATCCCGCAAACCGAGTTCGTAGCGGGTGCAGTCGGGATCATCGTGGTCACACTCGAACTCGTCGGAGCCAAGAACTGAACAACGATAAACCCGCCTACGTGGGCGCTCCCACCCTGGGGCTGGGGCGATAGCATCAGATTGGGGTTACCGATGACTTCGATGCTGCCGATACCGGATACACCCGAAAGGTGAACCTGGCCCGTGCTGGCACCTGCGCCCGTATGGGTAGCGAAGAAGCTTTGACCGACCGAAGGAATGAGGCCAGGCATGAGGCCTACACCCTGCCAATCGCCCAAGTTCGTATCACTCACCGTGAGAGCGAAAGCGAAGCCAGTCGCATAGTCCGAGACGGCCGCACTGAAGGAGATCGCGGTCGTGCTGCCCGGACCGCTCACATAGGTCAAGGTCCCCCCGATCGGGGCACCTACACCGCTGGTTTTAAGAAGCGTTCCAGAAGCAAGAGTCGAGGTTACGGTGTAGAGGTGGCCTGATCCATCGGTCCAAACCGAGTTAGCCGTCGCCGAAGCGGAGGTCACCGTGAAGTAGATCGGAACCGGAGGACCCTGCGAGGGAACCACGGTTGATCCATCCTGGGGGATACCCGCCAGAGGAGCCGCAGCGGTAGAAACCACAGTCACCGTGGTCGTGCCGGTCGCGGTGAACGAGAACACACCCTGGACGCCCGAAGGGAGGTTCTCAATGGTGAGAACGAGAGCCGCACCGATCGTGGACGCCGTGGCGCCCGAAAGGATGCTCTGCTGAACATAATGAAGGCCAGGCGATCCATCCGGAGCGGCGTTGCCCAAGAGCGGCCGAGAGCCCACCCCCGAGACCGAGAACCAAATGACGAAGATATTCCCGTAGGAATCGTAAAGAGTGAAATAGGTCCCGGCGAGAGACCCGGAAACATCGGCGACAGGTGCAATCGTTGCCGTCCCGCTCGGTCCAGCGCCCACCGAAGTGATCACATAAGGGCTACCCACAGTCAGGGCCGCATCGGTCGCATCGATGTTGATGGCCGAGCCAGTGACCTGAGACGAGAAGCCAGAGAACCCACCGAGATACCGGTTATAGTTCCCATCGAGCTGGATCAGGGCATAGCCTGCGGCCGGATTCGGGTTCAAAAAGCCCCGATGAGCAGCCGGAGTGGAAGTCGTGTGCATGAAGACGTTCTTCACGCCCTGGCCCTTGAGAGACCGGATCCCGAGACCGTTTCCGTTAGCCGGATCCACTACGAAGTTACAGTCGATGAGGACCGGTTGAGCCCCAAAGGAATAGAGCCGACCACCATTGTTGCCTACAGCATTTGCCATGAAAGACCCCTACGCGCGCTGAGAGATGAACCGCCCGAGTGTCAGCGCAGCTAGTCGGGAAGGCGTAGAAGTCTTCTACAATTATGGCTATGCGTTGCAGAAAAGCGGGTATACTTTGGGGCTATGAACCGAATGACTAGCCTGATGCTCCAGTTTAAGTTCGACCCCAACGCCAATAAGAAGCAGGTCGCTGAACACGCGTTCACTTCCGGATTCTTGGCCGCAAGGAAGCTTTGCGCGGTCATGGCTAGGATCGCTCAGCTCGAAAGCAAGGATGCTCAAGTCGAGGTGCTCAAGGTCGGGAGCGAGGAAGTGAAGAACCCTCTTTCGGTTGTCCCTTCGGAACTTTCCGATGTGATTCTGGATACATCAAGCTGAAAAGCGAAGGCCCCAGGATTTCAACCCTGAGGCCCACGCACTAGCTTCCTTGCTAGGATCCGGCTACTGGCCGTCAGCTTTTACTGGGGCAATGCCACGACGGCGTTCGCGCCCGGAGCATTACAGGTCAGATTGAGATAACCGCCTACGCGGATCTCAACAGCGTCCTGCCCAGGGATCGGGAAGCCGAGCATATCGTAGAAGCCCGGGAAGGTGAGGAACTGGGGGATCTTCCCAAGCGACCGGAGCTTCCAGGTCTTCATCGTCAAGATGTAGGCCGTCTGCGCCGGGCAGTTGCGATCCTGAATGATCGAGATCTCGCCGTTAGCCGTCGGGAGTACCAACGCCTTGAAGCTGATCTCAACCTCTTCATTCACCTTCGCCCGAATCATCTGATACTGGCCCTGACCGGTCAGGTTCTTCACCAAGGTCTGGTAAGAGACCGGGTTGATGAAGATGACGTCCGGATCGCCGGCTTCAGACGACTGAGCGGCGAGCTGGTTGGTCGCATCGATCAGGCAATCCTGAATCGACTCGGAACTTCCCGAGAACCGAAGACCCGCGAGCTTGGTCGGAGAAACCGAGCGGTTGACCGTGAAGAAGCTGTCGCTCCCACTCGGAGCCGTGCTCGGGATCCAGGCACCCAGGCCTGCGATGCAGAGCATGTTAGCCGAGTTCAGGCCATTGGTGCTGAAGAGCGTATCGCCCGCACGACCCAAGAAGGGGAATGAGGTCGACCAGCCCGAAGGATTCCCAGCCGCACCCTGGAGGGTCGGAGAGACCGTCACGGTGCCGGCACCGGTATCCACGCCGATCACATAGCCGATCGCACCACCGGTCGACTGGGTCGCAGTCTGCCCGGCGATCGAGAAGCTATTGAGCGCCATGTTGACCGAGAACTGATAGACCTGGCCGAGGTTGTCGAGGGTGATGACACCGCCCGAGATCGAACCCGAACCCCCGTTCGCACCATACGAACCCCGGACACCTGAGCCGTCCGAGAACATCTGGTAAGC